TATAACAATGAGTAGTACAGCAACAAGAAGATTTAAAAGAAAGGTTGAAAGGGATAAGAAGAAGGGTAAAGCGATGACTTATACCAATCCTTACGGAGAAACAGAATTAAATATACCTTCAAGAGAAGAAGTAGAGGAATATATATCCAATAAAACAAAAGAGTTAAGGATGACAGACCCATTTGATAATTTGGATGAGTTTTTTATTAACCCTGTAACACCAGTAATTAAAAGGTCAAATTATCCTGACACACCCGATGGACAATTGGCTTATGAATTAACATCGTGGAATAAAACTAAAAATTAATATGAATAAAGAACTAAAAGATAAAATTGATAGTTTAAAATCAGATGGTAAGAAGAAGAAAGGTTGTACATCTTGTAAGAAGAAGAAAGAACCATTGACATTCCTACCTGATTTAGTTGATGAGGAAATGTTTATACCAAGTCCAAACGATATTCTACTTGCATATGTGGAACTTGGTAATAGGGTAGAAGATAAGAAAGAATTTATTAATAAGGTATATAGTTTTCTATTTAACGAGGAGTTTGATTTTAATTGTCCAAGTTGTGTATCTATTCAATCAAGAAAGTTAAAGAACTATATAAACGATAAACTAAATATAAAAGTAACGTAATGGCAAAAGTAGGAAGAAAAACAGACGAGTTGGAATTTGAATCAGTAATGTCACGAGTATTTGAGATGATGTTATATGATCATTTATCATATAGAGAATTTGCATCAACCGCATCAAAAGAGTTTAAGGTATCCGAAAGACAGGCGGAAAGGTTATGGAAAGAAGCAAGAGAAAGATTAAAAGAAAGATACCAACAGAATCAAGAAGAGATATTGGAAAATCATCTTAACCAACTATATGACTTACTTAAGAGATGTAGAGATGACAATAACAAGAGGACTGAACGTGAGGTATTGGCGGACATTGCTAAAATCCATTCCTTGGAGGGTACGAGGAAGATAGACATAACTTCTAATGGAAATGAGATAAACCTTAACATCGTATTAGACAGGGATTAAACACCCTTAAAATGTCGTTTTTGACTATGGTATGATAGAAATTAATAATATATACAATGAGGATTGTTTAGAAACAATGTCCCGAATGGAAGATGGAATGATAGATTTGATTTGTACCAGTCCTCCTTATGACAACATGAGGAGATACGGTAAAGATAAAACAGACCATAAAAGATTAAAAAGTGGAATGTCTTTTGATTTTGAATCAATAGCAAAAGAAATGACAAGGGTCCTAAAACCTGGTGGAGTTATTATGTGGAATGTCCAAGACCAAACTATTAATAAAAGTAGAACAGGTAGTTCAATGAGACAGGCGTTATACTTTTTGGATGAATGTGAACTTAACTTTTGGGACCATTTGATTTGGTATAAGACAGGAACACCATTTCCATCACCACATAGATATAGAAGTGTATGGGAGAACATGTTTATATTCTCAAAAGGAAAACCAAATACATTCAATCCAATATTAAAAAAGAATAAAACTGCAGGTCAGGTTAGAAACTCAAGAAAATTTAGAAACTATCAAGGAGATTTTGTGGATGCGTTTCAAGGTGTACCGATTAGAGAATATGGTAATGAAGATAATGTATGGTATATAGCAAATGGTGCAAACAAATCATATAAGAATAAATTAAGTGTTAATCATCCTGCGGTCATGACTGATGAAATAGCACGACGACATATTCAAACTTGGACTAATGAAATGGACATTGTATATGATCCCTTCCTTGGAGCATCCACTACGACAAGAATATCAAAAGAAATGAATAGACAGTGGATAGGATCCGAAATACATACACCATATTATGAATTATCAAAACAAATTATGGGTATATGATAAAGATTAATTCAGCACACTTTAGAACTAAAGACAAGGACGAATATTATACCCCATCAATATTGGTGGAACCAATCCTTCAATATATAAAACCGAATAGTATTGTGTGGTGTCCATTTGATAAATTTGAAAGTGAGTTTGTACAACAAATAACCAAACAGGGTCATAAAGTTATTTACGGACACATAGAAGAGGGTTATGACTTTTTTGAATATGAACCTCCATACTATGACTATGTCATCTCTAATCCACCCTTTACCCGTAAGTTAGAAGTGTTAGATAGATTATATAAATTGGGTAAACCCTTTGCAATGATATTGGGTCTACCAATATTAAATTACCAAGAGGTAGGTCAATTCTTTTTGGATAAGGACTTACAATTATTAATAGTAGATAAGAAAGTTTCATTTGATGGGAACACATCATCATTTAATAACTCTTACTTCTGTTCTAAATTCTTACCAAGGGATTTAATGTTTCATCACTTGGAACATAATAACTCTAATAAGAATTATAAACCATCATCATTATATGCCTGACATTAAACTAACCAAGAGACAGACAATTGCATGGGATTATCTTATGGATAATACAACCAATGAACTGGTCTTCGGTGGTTCAGCAGGTGGAGGTAAGAGTATGTTGGCTTCATTATGGTTAATGACGATGTGTTTAAAGTACAAGGGGATACGAACTTTACTTGGACGTACAACTTTATCATCTCTAAAACAAACGTCTCTAAACACCTTATTTGAGGTTTTAAAGATGAGTGGTATGGAAGCAGATAAACATTACACATACAATGGACAATCAAATACAATAACATTCTATAATGGTTCAGAAATTATCCTAAAGGATTTGGAAGCAAAACCATCGGACCCAAACTTTGACTCACTAGCAGGTATTGAGATAACGTGTGCCGTGATTGAGGAGGCTAGTCAAGTTACAAGAATGGCTTACAACATTGTTAAGTCACGTCTTCGTTTTAAATTGAATGAACATAATTTAATTGGTAAGATACTAATGACCACCAACCCATCACAGGGATTTATTAAGTCAGAGTTTTATATCCCATATGTAGAGGAAAGGTTACCGAAGAATATTCAGTTCATACCATCACTACCCAACGACAACCCACACTTACCACAATCTTATTTGGATATGTTAAACTCATTACCACAAGAACAACGTAAGAGATTGTTAATGGGAGATTGGAATTACAATGAGGATATAGATAGTTTGTTTGATTTTGATAGTATAGCAATCTGTTCATTTAAACATGCACCAAACCCATTAGACAAGAAATATATATGTATTGACGTTGCACGATTCGGTGGGGATAGTACAGTTATATCAGTATGGGTAGGACTAACAATAGTAGAGATAATAAGATATAACAAATTGGATGGTGATACATTGTACAATCACATCAGGGATTTAATATCCAAACATGGAATACATCCATCACAAGTTATAGCTGACTCCGATGGTGTAGGTGGATTCTTGGTGGACCGATTAAGATGTACATCATTTGTAAACAACTCAAGACCATTACACGAACAGAACTTCACCAACCTAAAGAGTCAATGTTATGTGAAACTTTCAGACTTGATTAAGGACGGAAAAATTAGTATTAATGTATTAGACCCTGGTACAGTTGATGAACTAACTCAACAACTATTAGCAATCAAACTAAAGGATGTAGAGAAAGATGGAAGAGTTGGTGTGATAGGAAAGGATGTAATGAAGAAGATGTTGGGAGTCAGTCCCGATATTGCTGATAGTATAATGTTAAGAATGTTCTATGAGGTTAAGAACTTAAAATCAACAGGTAGATACGCAATAAGTTTTGTAAGATAAAATATATATGATTAAATTTAAAATAGAAGGACAAGAATATAAAATACCAGAATTTATATCAATAAGTGATTATGTAAAAATATCAAAAGTAAAAGATTTATTTACAGATGAGTATTTCTACCCAAAATTATTAAACATTATTACTGGTGCTCCATTAGATGATTTATTGGAATGTGGATTTGAAGAGGTAAACTATCTTGCTCATTCAATCATATCCATCTTACCAAAAGAAAAGGATATAAAATTTATAGATAGATTTGAATTGGATGGTGTTCAATATGGATTTTTACCAAATTGGAAGGACCTAACCTTTGCGGAGTTTATTGATATGGACACAATCTCATCCAAAAAAACAAATGAGTTATTGGACATGCTACATATATTGGGAGCTATAATGTATAGACCAATCGTAAGTGAAATATCAGAACATAACTTTAAAATAGAAGATTACGATATTGAGTTGATGAAGAAACGTTCAGAACTATTCAAAAACAAATTAGACATTAAGATCATTTTAGGTGGTCAGTTTTTTTTTATCAACTTCGTAAAGAAATTTTCAGTTTATACCCAACCATCTTCGACCTTGACTCTTTCGCTATGGGAGAAGATAAAGATAATATGGATAATGTGGAGGATGATATACAAGGCTCGTTCCAAGAATCATTCGGTTGGTTTTTGGTCGTCAACAGAATTACTAGTAACGACTTTACAAAACATGAGTACGTCTACAAAAAAAACATAACAGAAGTTCTAAATCAATTATCATATTTAATATCTTTTGATATTGAACAAGAAAGATTGATGAAAAAAGAACAAAACAAGTAATTTCACTATACGTTTTGACTTTTCCTATATTTATAGATAGATGATTAATATCAATTACAAACAAATTCTTACGTATTTCAGTAGTATAGCCTACCATCACGAACAAATCAATTCGTTTGGTATAGGAGACTTGGCTCAATGTACTATGGATGTGAATACAAAACAGGAACCAAGGTACACAAGAATGTATATTGTCCCTGAAACTGTACAGTTTAATGAGAATGAAATTGCTTATAACTATGCTGTGGTCATTATGGACAAGGTTGAGGATGATTTATCCAACCTATCTGAAGTATTATCAGACACATTAGAAACAACAAAAGATGTTTGGACTGTGTTTTGGCAGTCATATCAAGAACAATACGGAGATTTTTCAAATATTATAGTGGGAGATTGGGAACCAGATGTAAATCCATTTACAGAAAGATTTGACTCGGTAGTAGCAGGATGGACAATGCACATCAGAATGGTTGCACCATTTGATTATAACTCTTGTAACCTACCAATACAAACAGGATTTACATTCCCTCAAGATGAGTCATTCAGTGGTTACCAACTAATCTTAAATGATTGGAAAGAATTTGCTAATCTTCACGAACAGATTAATAGTTATGGATTTGGTGATGCAACAGAATTAACAATGGATGTTATTACCAAGAAAGAACCATTGTATCCAAGATTATACTTTATTCCAAATACAACAAAATTTAGTCCTAACCACATGCACATTACCTTTACAGTAATTATATGTGATAAAGTTGAGGATGATTTATCTAACCAACAAGATGTGTTATCTGACACATTAGAGATAGCAAAAGATTTATATGCTAAAGGGTATCTATCTGATTACGACCTTGAGTGGGGTGCAGTATTAAACCCATGGTTAG